TTCTGCTATGCCTGACATTTGGGATGATAACCAGGTTCAGGATATTATGATTAATAGCGATGAGTTGGAAGTTGAAACCCGTACCGGGAAAATACAGCCAACCTGGTCAGGGCTTGTAAAAATAAACGCCGATGCGATTGAAGAAACCCGCCAGAACCTGATCCCTCTCAGCCGGCAGTACATGACCCTGGAGGCAGCTCAGGCGGATATTGCTAACATCCCCGAGGGGAGCACCACGTATTACCGCAGCACTGATGATAGAGCTCTGGCTATCGAGATAATCAATAATGGCGGGACGCTTGAGCATACCGGGCGAGAGATGCCGTCTCAGTACGCATTACGGGAACCGATCAAAGAAGCTGCACATGCAAGCCAGTCGCCCGCCGCTGCCGGTGTAAGTGCGAACGACATTGATGATGAGTATGAGTACGCAATTGCGGATCGGCAGGGGCGGATAATCGAGCGAATTAATGCGGATTTTATCCATCGCTTTATTTTCCCAATCATCAGCCAACAAGCGAAATTGGGCAGTGCCAAAGGTTTGTCCGGTATTTTTTATCAGGATGATATTGCGCTGGGCCTCGATGCCTCTGGCAACGTGACTGCCGGATCAACTGAAACAGGGACGAGCAACGACATGCTTTACGGTGTTGTCGATTCATCAGGTCGATGCCTTTTTCGTTACGATGCGCGTGGTAAATTCCGGGCGGTTCTTCATGAGGACGTAATCAGACAGATATCGCAAGAGTTCGGCGTGTCGGAATTCAAAAAACGGATGTTGGCCGACCGGGTGCACATTCAGATGTGTGGTCAGTCTCTGGCCGGGGGGATTGGCAGTGGCCGAATTTCATCCGCTGCCACCGCTACTGGTTGGCTGATGCCGTCAGGCGGGATTGAGGACGGGCAGACGTTATCTGTTGGCCTGACAGGTCTCCCGCTCACATCTTCATCTTTTGTGGGAATGGACCCTACGGTGGCAAAAAATCTGTACGAGAATCCGCTGTATGGCGTCTGCGCCCAACTACAGGGGATGCTGAATGCAGAAAGCGCTGCGGTGTCTGTCAGCGGGTCGGCATCATGGCACGGTGAATATAAAATCAGCCAACTGGATAAGGAAGGTGGCTCACCTCAGTATGATGTGGCTGTGGCTCAGAGTCGCGCCTATGCCGGGTACTCATCAACAGAGGCAAAATCATTCCTTTCCCATGTTATGTGCTGGCTCCAGGGGGAGAGTGACATTACCGCCGGTACTTCGCCTGATGAATATCTGCGCAGACTCAACAATCTTATTGCAGATTATCAGAGCGATGTGGGGCAGGATATGCCCCCGGTATTGGTGACGTACCAGACGGGAAGCCATACCCGCCGGGCACCGTATTACTCGCCTGATATTCCGCAAGTCCAGTTACTGGCAGCGAATACCAATCCGTACATTTTCATGGCTTGTCCAACCTATGTATTTCCGTACAACTCTGACGGAGTACACATGCCGGGCAACAGCTACCGCTGGATGGGGTGTTATTTCGGAAAGGCGATTTATCACATTCTGACAGAAAACGCATGGAAACCGCTCCAGCCTGAATCTGTTTACCGAAACGGCAGGGTTGTAACTGTGGTCATGCACGTTCCGGTTTCTCCACTGGTTCTGGATACCGATATGGTCAGCAACCCTGGTGATTACGGCTTTGAGGTCTGGGGTGACACAGACGGCGCGAGGAAAACTATTCAGAGCGTTACTGTTTCCGGCAACCGCGTCACGCTGGTTCTGGATGCCGACCCGGGTCAGACGGTTGTCGTGAAATATGCCCAGGGTACACAGGGTGAAAACGCCGGGCCGACTACGGGAGCGCGCGGAAATCTGCGTGATTCCGATTCCACCCTTGCTTACTGCCGTGACGTGACCGCAACCGATCCGAACTCGCCGTACAAACTTTATAACTGGTGTCCAATTTTTTCCCTGAAGGAGGGGTTCTCATGGGTACAATGATCCGACTGCTTAACGCTGTGGCAGATAATGACAGCCTGGAAATATTTCCAATTCCCTATACAGGGGTGCCGGGGGCGAAGTTCGTCTCTGAAACACGTATCAGCGCAAATCTTTCGCGTGATATTTCCGGTAACAGAGTCCCGGTAACTCTACAGGGTACGCCCTCATTTAGTGATGGATACATCAGGGGTGGCGGTGGATCGGCAGATACTTACAAGTGGTTAAAGGGAGCATATGCTCCGGCGGAGAATAGCTCACGAACCATGTGCGTGGTTGCGAGATCAGTCACAGGCGTTAACGGGGATGCTTTTGCATTCAGTGATTACAACATTAATAGCGGATGCGTTTTATTTATTCGCCCATCAGATGGATGGCGTGCTCAGGTTACGGTAAAAAAGACAAATGACGGCGCACTCAGTGTGGTATTTCCCGCGCCATTACCGAACCTGCCAGTAATGGAAAAAACGGACTGGCATTTTGCTGTACTGGTCATTGATGCAGAAAACCGCACCGCATCGTTTAAGCTACCAGCGCTGGGGTATTCTACCAGTGCGACATGGACCGCAGATAAAACGATACCTGTAGGGGCTAGAGAGTTACGCATCGCAGGAAACCACGTAGCAGCAGCCGATAGTTGCGATGTTGCCTTTGCGACATACCACGACCGGGCGCTGACAGAAAGCGAAATACTCCAGCAGTATTATGCCGCAAAGGCTTACTGCGATGCTGTCGGTGTTGACCTGGTATAGTTTGTGAGTAACATTCTGCGGCTGTCATGAAAATTGATAGCCGCTTCCTTTATTGATCTTCTCCCTCAATAAAACTACTGTATATAAAAACAGTGTTTATCGGAGGGCAGATCATGCATCGGGCGTCAGACATCAATCAGGCATTCCGCGAGTCGGTATTGCGCAACTCCAAAGGCTACCAGTACCTGCACACAAAGGATTTTGTGTCAGCGCTGCGCCGGCGTGGACTGCACTTTACCGACTCAGAGGCTAATGCGTGGATATCTAGAGAGCAGACGTACTTTGTCGACAAAACCACCGACCATAGCGAAAACAGGCTGTGGATGATGGCCAACATGGGGAGGGTCATCTGATGGGCTTTCCTTCACCCGCGACGGATTACGTCGAGCAGCGACTGTCTGTCAACTCGATCTGCAATGTTGGTCCTAACACATTGTTGTTTGAAACCAGTGGTGGATATGCCGTGGTTGATGTCTCTCTGAAACCTAAGCAGGGATGCCAGGTGATGGTCTGCTATGAAGGACATAATCAGATAGCGAAGATCATGGGGAAATCTTTGATAACGGAAGACGGCGAAGCGATCGAGGGCGAGGCTCTGGACGATGTTACTGTCGCCGGCGTTGTGACGCATGTCATTTGTGATGTGCGAAGCGATAGCCAGGCTGTTTAACCATGAAAGATTGGTGCGCACCGAAAATTACATGATTAACTAGCTTGCTAATGATGCGCTGTTATTTTGATGAGGTAAACCGGTGAGTTTGCGATCTGGATAGCTGCTCGCAGATTTTGGCACCTCAGGAGATGGCGCGGATGGCATCCTGATCCTGGAATAATTCGCGTGGCGGGTGTGTCGTAGTTGTGGCGTGACAGGAATGCACGATAAAGACAGGGATGTATTCAAACGACACGAAAAGACACAAAACCGGATGCGAACGCGGAAAACATGTGTAATTACAGTGTGTTATTTAACGCTCTACTTTCTTCTAAGCCGTAGGTCACAGGTTCGAATCCTGTAGGGCGTGCCATTAAGAAACAATAACTTACGCCAGTTTTAAACCAGCCTGATTTCCTCCTTGTGTCGTATTTGTGTCGCTAGCGCCAAAAATGGCGTCAATTTTCCGTGCGTGTTCGGTCAGGTGGTTCGGCGCCAGGTGAGCATAACGACGTACCATCTCGATGCTCTCCCATCCTCCCATTTCCTGCAAAACAGAAAGCGGTACGCCGGACTGAATTAGCCAGCTCGCCCAGGTGTGCCGGAGGTCGTGAAAACGGAAATCCTCGATCCCCGCTTTTTTCAACCCGGCGCGCCAGGCGTTATTGTCATCCACCCGCATTTTTCTAACTGCGGGCGTCAGTGTCCCATCAGGGCGATGCTTTGCCGTGGTGTGAACGAACACCCACCGGGAATGCTTCCCTATCTGATCCCTTAACACCCTGCATGCGGTATCATTCAGAGCTACGCCAATAGCCTTGCCCGCTTTTGCGTTCTCCGGATTTACCCATGCAACCTTTCTCTGCATATCGACCTGCTGCCACTCAAGCCCGATGATGTTTGAGCGGCGCAGGCCGGTTGCCAGTGCAAATATCACCACTGGCTTAATGCTCTCCGGCATGCACTCGATCAGCCGCTCAGCTTCTTCTCTGGTCAGCCACCGTATCCGCTTACTGATCGGCTTGCGGGTTTTGATAACAGGGGCTGTTTTTATCCAGCCCCAGTCATTCGCCGCGGCCCTGAGAAGGGATCGAATGAAGGAAAGGTGTTGCGCCTTCGTAGCCTGCGAAACCTGCCGTGGTTTGTACTCCGGAACAGGCTTACCCTTCCTCAGCGCGGCATCACGTTTACTCTCCCACACCTGCAGGTGTTTACGGTTGATCATCCCGTTAACGGCTTCATGAACTTCCTCCGCCGTTATCTTCGAGACATCACGGCCGGAAAAATGCTGCAGCCAAAACTCAATTTTGGTTTTGTCATCATCCAGCGATCGCTTATGGTCTTTTTCCCGCAGCCACCGGATGCAGCACTCTTCGAAGGTTCTGACGGGCAGGTCTCCGATCTGGTCAACCCGCCACGCTTCCGCCTTCAGCTTGTCGTGGAGCTCCTGAGCCTGCTTTTTGTCCCCCGTGCCAAGAGATCGCCTAACTCTTTTTCCTGACGGCGTAAAGAAATGACAGTGCCACACGCCGCCCCTGAGGGTGATTGACATAAAACTTCTCCTTTATGTTCACCCGCGTTCGCGATGACAGGATCGCGCGGGGTTTTCAAATATGCAATACACGCAGCCTCGGTCGTTCTGTACTTGTTGCCGACCTTGCGGCCGGCGAGTTCCCCAGACTCAATCAGGCGGTAGATCACCCGCGCAGACACGATGAGCAAATCGGCGGCCTGCTGTGCTGTTATCGGTTTGTCAGATGCCATATCACCTCCGATGCTTACCGCGTAATTCCTCTTCTTCCTGACAGTCAGCACAGCGCTGGCAGCCCGCCACCAGTTCCCTGCGCCGCTCGGGTATCTCTTCCCCGCAGTCGCGGCAGTGAGTAGCCGATACCGCCGCATGGTTGATGCGCATGTTCTGGATGGTCATTTCAAGCCGGCGTTCTGCCAGCTCGTTGGCCTGATCGATGATTTCTGGCATGTCAGCGCTCCTTTATCTTTCCGTTCAAAATGCCGATTTCCACATAGAGATGGCTTGGCGTTAACCCAAGCTGCCTTATCAGCGGCATGCATCCGTTGAGGATCGCTCGTGATATCTCGTCGCAACTTAAAGCGGGAGATGACAGCCGTTTTGCCTTAACCTCATCGTTAGCCCTGCGCGCGATGCTTCTGAGCGCATTTTTCTTTTCTTCTGGCGTCATGCTGCCTCCCTCTTCTTGTTGAGATGGGGTGCATTCGAAAGGAAAACGGCCTTTGCAAATCCAAGAGGAGTTGCGCTGCGAATGTTGGCGCGCTCGTCGCTGGGAGGGCATTCGTGAATTCGGTTGTCCGGATACCAGTCAGTCACCAATCCGGCAAAGGACGTCCCGGATATGGCCTCGATCGCCTTTTTCTTCGGCACCATGCGGCTGCAGGCCAGCCTCACGGCGTCGATAGCCGCTTCAACCATCGGGTGCATATTCTCTGCCGGCGGCTTGAAGTCATTACCCGTCCAGAGGCATGTCTGCTTCGTGTAGTTGTCATCCGTGCACAGCCCAGTGAACTGGTACGGATGGAACGTGTAATCGGCCGAGCCGAAGATGCTACTGAACACGCTCACCGGGTTTTCGAATGCCCACGGGCAGCCGGCCGCCAAGCCAACCATCCGGCATTGCTCAGCGACCAGCGCGGCCTTACCCTGGAAATGCGGGTCTTTGGCGCGCTTGGACTCGAACCAACGGGACCCGGAAACAGCCACGTCCGTGCATGGTGGAAAGCCGATGACGATGACGACGTTCTCAGAGCGGATGATCTGAGATAGCCGCGGCATCGCCTCAAGGATGGTTGCCGATATGCGCTCAACAGGACCGTCGATCGACGTTTCAGGGTGCTGCGGGTCCACCAGGACGGCGCGATAACCTGCTTCGACCCATGGCTCAGCCATGACGCCAGTGATATCGCACAGGCAGATAATGGTTCCCTTGCTCATGCTGCCTCCGTCTTAATAACGTCGATGGCGCAGCCGGGGATCAGCTCAACGGAAGCGGTGGCGCACTGGTTGCCCCAGTGGCTCCAGCCTGGCGCTGCGCTGCGACTGAACAGCTCAATCCGCGGCACGTCGCCGTAGAGCAGTTCCAGGCGGTGCCGAACTTCCCACGGTTTCTCGCTATGCGCTCCGAGCGGGCTGTAGACCACCTGCTTAATGCCGGCGTGCTTGCGTTCCAGCCCGGCGCCGCGGGTGGCGATCAGCACGTCTTCGGTATTGGCGCGGGTGTAGTTGCCGCCGTTCATGCGTGTCTCGGCATTCAGCAGATCGAGGAAGTCGTAAAAATCGGTCACATCGCCCTCTGCCAGAGCCTTGGTAATGCGCAGTTCGGCCAACTGGTTCAGCTTCACCCAGGTGAAGCCCTTCATCGTGCGAACCGTAAAGCCCCAGGCCTCGGCCAGCTCGATCGCCTCCTGGTTGTGGGTGCCGGTGTACCACATCGCCAACACGGCGTTATCCGCGGCGAGCTCCCATACCGGGAGCCGCTTCATATCGAGCAGGCTCATGGTGGGGTAGTGATCGACGGCGGCACCGTTGCTGATCGTGTTCCCATAAGACCAGGCAGGGTCGGCATAGATAAGTGAGTAGCGGTTCATTTCGCACCTCTTTTCGTGCCTGCCTTTCTCATGCGGCTTAAAGTCCTGGATACCGATGCAACGCTGCGGCCCATCTTCATGGCGATGCTTTTATGCGACTCGCCTGCAGCGCGCATTTCAGCGACGATCTGCTTCTCTTCTGGCTTCCATGGCTTGTAGACAAACGCTGTGCTGATGGAGAAGCTCTGTGCCAGGCGGTAGAAGTTCGCCTGGCTAATCCCCAGCGTATCCGCTGCGCGACAGGCAGGCATGGTTCCGGCGACGGCGCGGAATTGCTCTGGTGTGATGCTCTGCTTATTCATTGGGCCTCCCGTGGTAACCGGTAAATTTCTCCGCCAAGCGTCCCGTTTCCCCAGCGCTCGACGGCCAGGAATGGCTTAACCATTTCCAGTTCAGGAGCCGAGATGAACACTTCTTTCATCTCAAGTGCTGGCGCCCACCCGGCGTAATAAGGTTCATGAAAATTCAGGGTTATCCCTGCGTTGTGCCCAAGGGCGCCCGCTGCGGTCTGCCAGCGATGAAATACCGTAATGTTGTTCCGCGCGTCCTTGCGCAGGATGGACAGGATTGACTCAGCTGTTACTTTCATGGCTGCCACCACTTGCGGCTTGTTTCAGCTTTCTCAGGCGGATGCCGGTAACGTCCCTGCACTTCGTCTGATGCTCAGGGAAGCCATGAAGGCTGTTCCATGCTTTTCCGTAGTTATCCTGGAGGGCCTTCGGATCGTTCTCTGAGCCTGCGTAAGCAGTGAAATCAGCGAGAATCTGATCTGCGTCTGCTGGCCTTACCTGGTGAGCCTCATAGTCAGGGTCCACAGTCGTTTCTTCTGTAGGGATGCAGAACGCCTGAAAGGCTGCATATTTGTACGCAATCGACATGGCCTTGTTCGTTGCTTTATCGCCGCTATCCATCGCCTCGCCGTAGGTGACGACGGTATGAATGCTGCCGTCCTCCGTGCTGACAAAATCGAACTCAGCCCGGACGGTTACATAAAACAACGCGCCACCATTTTTGCTGGTTCGTTCACAGCATGACCGCTCAGTACACCGCGGGAGGATCAGTAACTTGTGCTTCACCAGGGCAGGGGCCAGAGCGTTGTAAACGTCATCGATCCCACGGAATGCGTAGTTGACCTGACTGCCCTGTTTTCTGGCCTTGCTGATGCCTTTCTCTGCCAGCTCTCCGGCCACAGCGCTGATAGCGGCGTATACTTTTTTCTCCGTCATTGAAAATTCCCCGCGAATTCATCCCAGCTGATCACCGGGTTCTGCCGTTCCGCAGAAAGGTTTACTGGTTCGTCATCGTCGAAATCACGTTCGCCGATCGCATCGCTCATCAGCTGAATGAATTCGTCGTCATCCCATTTTTCCGCCGCGCTCATGCTGCTTTCTCCCGATGAGTAATGACGTAGCCATGCTCCGCCAGACATTCGATCACCACATCCCAATCCAGTTGCATGAGGACTTCACGACTGCTAACCGTCCCCGACAGCACCACGTCTTCCAGATCGACGGTTAACGTGTTATGCGGGCCTACAGATGTGCGCATGTCTGTGCATTCACATTTGATGTTCATAAGCACCTCAGTAACTGATACCGGTATGAGGAATGCGGCCGTCTTTAACCGCGGTGAGCACTTCGATAGCCTGATCCCGGGTAAGGCTGGTATTGGCCATAAGAGCCTTAACAACCTCTGCGCCTACGGCCTTACGGTGCTTAACGTCGGCTTCGCGGCGCGCCTGCTCATCTGCTTTGCGCTTCTCCTCAGCCAGGCGGGCTTGTTCGCGTTGCTCTGCCTCTCGGCGGATGCGATCAGCTTCTTCCTGTGCTTTGCGGCGTTCTGCTTCCACAGCGGCCTGCTTTTCACGCTCCGCACGCTCAGCTGCTTCTCGCTGTTCACGTTCGGCTCGCTCTTTGGCCAAAATCGCTTCGCGCTCTCTGGCGGCTGCAGCGTCAATTTCACGCTGTGCTTGTTCTGCTGCTTCACGCTTCGCTTTCTCTTCTGCCTGGCGCTTAATCTCTTCTTCGTGTGCAATGCGCTGGCGTTCGGCTTCTGCTTTCTTCTCGGCCTGTTCGCGGTCGAAAGCGTCATTCATCAGCAGGGCCATTTCGTGGTCAGACTCAATCAGAGCCGCCAGCTGCCGATCGAACTCTTCATTCATGGCCAGCGCTTCGGCATGAAGTGCGTTCATGGCTTCTTCGGCCTTAATGCGTTCCTGCTCGGCTTCCCATTCAGTCAGCGGCTTACGTGTCGCATCGCGCAGCTCGTCACATGCGTCAACGAACCGCTTAATTTCCGCCTCAGCAGGGCGCACAGCCTCTTTAAGGCGTTTCAGGTACTCGCGGCCCGGATTTTCGATTGCCGTCTTGCTGCGTGATACCTGCGCCGCCAGAGAAGCGACACGATCACGACCTTTCTTGGTAGTCAGGTCCGGAACCTCGTTCACCGCCTGGCGAATCTGCTCCAGGTAAGCGTCAAGACCGCCAGCCCGGTACAAGGTCGGTGCCTGTTCTGGTTTTATTTCGATGACGGTTAAATCCATTATTTCGCTCATGGTTTCCCCTGAAATTTGGTTGTAAGAATCCCGGCACCGTAATGGCTGCCTGATAGCTCAGTTAAATTCGTGCGCTGATATGCGCGGTTAATGCGTCCCGGCTGGTACCAGGTTCGGTTCGATACTGCGTGAAGCGTATGGCCGGCGGATGTGGCGCAGATTGCCCTGCGGCTCATGCCAGTAGCTGCCGTCGCGATAGTCGAAGCTGACCAGCCAGGCGGCGCCGGTGCGGCGATTGCGCATCATCACGGCGCGTCCGCTGTTAGGAATTGAGTTAGCCATTGAACACCCCCGTAACGTGCAGAATTTTGATAATCAACGCTGTCCAGATAACGCCGCAGATCAGCAGGCAGTAAATCAGTGAACGAATGCCTTGTTTGCTCATTTGCCACCCCAGCACGGATAGCTAACTGCGATAACAGCAACCAAAAACGGAACGACCTTTAACCAAAAATTACGCCATGCAGGCTTGTCTTGTTCACGGATCATCTCTTCACCTTTGCCTTATCGCGGCTAACGGGACGTTTTGACTTCACCCCGGCGTTGCCGGTGTTGTTTGGATACCAAAACCAGCTCGTAAACTGGCTTTGGTAACGCCTCTCGGGAGAGGCTTTAACCGAGACCCTTCTCCTCTTTGCTCATAACTTCGTAGTCACTAATCATCTTCAATACCTCCGTAAGAGGCTGCTCTATGACAAAGCGACTGCCAGAAACCAAAATAACCAATGTTTTTTTTGTGTCTTTTTCACGCAGAAGGCACGCAACCTTTTCAAGGTCAATTGCTACGCCCTCATCTATGTTTGCTAAAAGTTTCACGTTCACCTCATCGCTGTGTTGTTTGGATGGCTTAACTATGCGATAGAGAATAATCCAAGTCAATAGAGAATTGGTTAAATAATTCCTTTGCGCATTCTCGAGCGGATTCTTAAAGGAATTTTTTTGCTGGAATAGGAGACCACAGGATGTATACTGGATAAATATACAGTTACTGGCGGTGAGAATCGAATGTCAGGAGGTGGCTTTATGGGTGTGCTGTACGTGAGGATGGGGCCTGGGCGTTATGTCAGTACCCAGGCAGCAGATAAACAGATTGTTTACTTATTTAATTCCGGTATGAAGACTTGGACGATAGGTCCAACGACAGAAGAGAGATCAGATACTGGCGCTAAAGGGACCCTCACGTCATCCACTGAAAGATACCCATTACCATCGCCTCCGATATGATATTTGAAGACAGACAATGTCTCTTTGAGTCTGACGAGAACCAGGTCATCAGAGGTTGCAATAGCCTCTGGATCGACAATTACGATGGCGCCGGCGGGAGCTTGAGCTATGCCAGTCCGGCCCTTGATTATGTAAGCGCGGAAATGTTCAGGAAGTTCGCTAAACCAGGATACATAATCGCCAGTAAAGCCATCAAAATCATAAACCTTAACGTTTTTAGAGACGTCGATAGCCTGCAGAGGTTGGTTAGAATCTCCGTATATTGATCCTGTTCCATTAATGAGCCAGTCGGCACTCACTCCGAGAGCTGCCGCTATCTTACCCGCGTGGCGCGAAGTCTCGCTGTCTCCGCGCAGGATTTTTGAGATAGAGGATTGCGGCACTCCAGCCTGCTTCCCCAGCTCGGTCTGGTTGGTTTTACCCGTAGACCTCATGGCATAAGCCAGTCTTTCTTTTAACGTTTTCATAGCACGAAAAATATTCCCTAACGAATTTTATGTCAAAGTCTCAAATGACTTGATCATTTAAATTCCCTAACGCATAATCAGCTTAAAATTATGCAAAGGGGAATTTACATGAGCGACACAGTCAACGAGGCAATCAAGCGCGCCATCTGCATAGCTGGTTCTCAAACTGAGCTGGCAAGAAAGACAGGGGTTAACCAATCCACTGTCAGTAAATGGCTTAACGGCGCTGAGATCGGCTCCCGGTTTATCAAGTCCATTGTCATTGCCACTGATGGTCAGGTGAGCGCCTCTGAAATCCTTAATTCAATTTCACATAGATAACACCAGAGGAAGTATTGCAGATGGAGAATTCAACAGCACGAAACAAACACCAGGCCAGGAATATTGAGTCATGGCTGCATAACCAAATCGCAATGAAGGGGACGACCAATGTGGCCAATGCCATGGGTCTTACAAAGTCGAGCATCAGTAAATGGAAGGAAACCTGGATTCCGAAAATAGCGATGTTACTGGCGGTCTTGGAGTGGGGAGTGGTCGATGACGATATGTCTCGACTGGCGAAAGAGGTAGCAAGCCTGCTTAGAAAAGAGATGGCCCCAAAGTGCTCGCAACACTTTGAGGCCTGATGGGAATTAACTGGATCAATTCACAGGAGTAATTATGCCTAAGAGCAACAGATTTTACCAGGCGCAAACACACAAAAATGTTACTCGTGACCGTTTTGTTCGCTCGGTAAATCCAGTGGTAGCCGAAAAGATGCGCGCCATCCTGGAAGAGCTGAAACGGAAGGAGGAAGGCCGTGAGTAACGTTCTCCGCATATCCGATTTTAGAGGGTCTCAGAAGCCCATGGAGAAACCTCAGCCATCAGGGCAGGGGTTGGTATTCCTGCACCGCAAAGTAAGAGAGCTGCCGTTCTACAAGACCGACAGTGAAGCCGTCCATCTGTGGATCCATCTCATCATGGAGGTGAATTCAGCTGACGGGATGGTCACCACTGAGTTTGGTGAGTATCCGGTTTCCCGCGGTCAGGTGATCACCGGGCGACATACCCTGTCGAAAGACACGGGAATAGCACCTGACAGGGTTAAGTACCTGCTGAACAAGTTCGCGAAAATGGGCATGATCACCACCCTGGCAAACAAGAAATTTACACTCTTAACCGTCACCAAATATGACGATTATCAGCAATTTTTTGTGCCAACAGAATGCCAACAAAGTGCCAACGCAAACCCAGTAACCACGCTGCGTACCGGCGAGGTTGTGCCAACAGAATGCCAACAAAGTGCCACAAACAATATATTAAATAATATCTCTTCTACTGACGTAGAAGAGAGTGCATCAGCGTCACCAAAATCCGAACCTAAAAAACAGTCTCTCAGCTGTGAGCAGGTTGTCGATGTTTATCACCAGGTGCTACCGGAAGCGCAGGGCATCAGGGTCCTCACTGATAAGCGCCGCAACCTGATCCGCTCGTTCTGGCAGAAAGCCAACAAAATTACCCGTCAGCTTGATGGCCACAGCTTTACCCTGGCCGACTGGGAGTCTTACCTGAGCTACATCGCCAGTAACTGCCGCTGGATGCTTGAGAATCGCCCCGATCAGCGCACCGGGAAAACCTGGCGCCGCAAGTCGCTGGAATACTTCCTGAACGTCGATGTTTACGCCAAAACGCGCGAGGGGGCCTGTGATGACCTCTGATTTCATGACACCTCCGCACAGCATTGAAGCAGAGCAGAGCGTGCTTGGCGGACTCCTGCTGGACGACGACAGCAGTGAACGCACTCAGAAGGTTCTGTCTATCCTCAAGCCGGAATCGTTCTACTCGCGTCAGCACCAGGTCATTTTCGCAGAAATGCGCCAGATGTACCGCGACCATAAACCAGTCGATCTGCTGACCCTGTTTGAAGCTCTCGATAGCAAGGGGCTGACGGAAACCGTTGGTGGCTTTGCATACCTGGCTGAAATGTCGAAGAACACGCCAAGCGCGGCGAACATCGTGGCCTATGCAATGCGTGTCCGTGAGACCGCTATGGAACGCTACGGTATCGAGAAAACAACGAAGGCTATCGAGTTGCTTTATGCCCGCAACGGCATGACGGCAGAACAGAAGTTTGACGCAATTCAGGGATTATTTACTGAGATAACCGATCACGTAAAAACAGGTCGACGGACAGGGCTTCGCACGTTCTATGACGCTGTTACTGACTGGTCGGCAGAATTCGACGAAAGGCTCAAGCCGGATGGTCGTTCCCGTGGGTTGTCGACCGGGATCCGCTCTCTGGATGAGTTACTCGGCGTTAAGCGAATTGTGCGCGGCAGCCTGTTTGTTATCGGCGCCAGGCCGAAGATGGGTAAAACCACGCTCTACACCCAGATGGGGATCAACTGCGCGACGGTCGAGAACGAGCCGGCCCTTATGTTTTCTCTGGAAATGCCGGAAGGGCAGATGGTGGAGAAAATCACTGCGCAGAAGGGGCGGATCTCGCCAAACCTGTTTTACCCGGACATGACTAAGGATGACTACGGCTATCGCGGCGACTGGAACGGCGATTTGAAGAAAGCTACCGGCGTTATGGGAGCGCTGATTGACACCAATAACCTCCTGATTGATGACACCCCGGGCATTTCACTGGCGCATGTCATGGCTGAGTCACGTCGCATCAAGCGCGAACGCGGCAAGGTCGGAATGATCCTCGTCGACTACCTGACGCTGATGACTGCCGATAAGGCAGAGCGAAATGACCTTGCTTACGGGCTGATCACCAAAGGCCTCAAGACGCTGGCGAAGGAGCTGGATTGCGTCGTGGTTCTCCTGACTCAGCTTAACCGTGAGCTTGAGAAGCGAACCAATAAGCGCCCCTTGCCGAGCGACTCCCGCGACACCGGGCAGATTGAACAGGACTGCGATTACTGGCTGGCCATATACCGGGAAGGTGCCTACGACGAGAACGCAAACCAGAGCGACACAGAGCTCCTCCTGCGCCTTAACCGGCATGGTGAGACTGGTGTTGTCTACTGCGAGCAGCGTCACGGGGCGATTTATGACTGCGATCAGGAGGCTGCCAGTCAGCGCCGGCGCGAGAAAGAGGAAAAACCAACTAAGCGGGGTGGATTTTGATGAAAAAGAACTCGGGCAAACAAGCCGTTATTAACTTCATCGGCCAGCATCCTGGCTGCAGCTTTCGGGATATCCGCCGCGATACCGGTCTTGACTCTTCAGTGGTCAATTCCTCCCTGTGGCAGATGCACCGTGACGGCCAGGTTAAGCGTGAGGGAGAGTGTAGGAGCTACCGCTACACCCTGATTGACACAACAGCCGTAACCGAAAGCGATCCGTCTGTTCAGTATCGCCAGCGACCTGGCGGAGTAAACCCAATGACCAACCTGTTTAACCAGTGCCTGGCTGGAGTAAGAAAATGAAAAACGAAGTCGAACAGATTGCACAGCAAAACGATATGAGCATTGAATTCGTAACCTGGTTCTTTAACGAGAAAAAAGCCAACTGCGGAAACGTCTGGTTCATGATGATGGCTGCAATGTGGGAGGGCTGGAAAGGTCGTAGCATCGAAATGGATAAGCTGGCTGCGGAGAATGTGGAGATGAAGCAGATCATTGACTCCGTAACCAACCTGGATAACGAACCTCAGTACCACGACGAAGGCATGGGGTGCGGACTGGAAGGCCGAGGTATTACTGACCGGTACGATGCCTGCCGCTATGGCTGGGATGAAGCTATGGAGCGGATATACGGCGAAGTGATCCCTTGTGCCGATGAGCTGGATTTTTCCGCCACCGATGCCTACCTGGCCGGGATTAAGGCTGATGGGGTGGAGGAGTTCGCGGCATACCAGTGCGCCATTACAGAGGAATGGGCCTGTAAAGAAGGTCACTCATCCTTGCTGAAGGTAGCCGAAAGCGCTGAGATTTTTGCCAAGCAGCTGCGCGAGGGGGCCAAATGACCGAGCAAACCATCCTCGACATGTGCTGTGGGTCCCGCATGTTCTGGTTCGACAAACAGGACCCGCGAGCAGTGTTCACCGACATTCGCTCCGAGCAGCACACCCTGTGCGACGGGCGCAGCCTGGTTATCAGCCCGGACATTATTGCTGACTTCCGCGCGCTGCCGTTCGCTGACGCTTCTTTCCCCATTGTCGTGTTTGACCCGCCGCATCTTGAACGAGTGGGCGAAAACGCCTGGATGGGTAAGAAATACGGTCGTCTGAACAAAGACACTTGGCGCGATGACCTTCGTGCTGGGTTTAAAGAGGCATTTCGCGTACTGCGGCCACACGGCGTTCTTATCTTCAAATGGAACGAAACCCAGATACCGGTAAGCCAGATTCTGGCGCTGACCGACGAAAAGCCAGCCATCTGGCAAAGAACAGGGAAAGCGGACAAAACGCACTGGGTAATTTTCGTGAAGGGGGCCGACAAATGAGCCACGCTATCGATGCACATCTCACTGACGAAGTGATCAACGCCGCATTCGAAAACACTAATTTCGGGCGAGACGACTTTCTCACCATTCTGGCGGAAACCGTTATGAAGCGAGCCGCCGGTTATCACTCTGGCTGGACGGCGACGACCATTTGCACTCGCCTCAAACTGCTGGGTAAACAGGGGCGGCCAACAAAGCTCGGTCTGACGTTCGCCTTTCATCACTACTACCGCCAGAGCGTCCGTGACGCGCTGATGCCAAAACAGGAGCGTGCAGCATGACTGATATCACCGAACTGGCGCTGAGCCTGAAAGCGGCGGCAGAGAAAGCGAGTAACGGCGACTGGGTTAAAGAATCTGGCGACGGCTGGGAAGCGTGTTGTAGCGCAAATGACCAGGCCAACGGCGGATTCATCATCGCGCACTTCGTAGGTCCAGATGCAGCGGAGAACCGCGAGTTCGTCCGGGCCGCTAACCCTGCCAACGTTCTCGCGCTGGTAGAGGCGCTGGAGTATTACAAGTCACGTGAAGAGCGCGTGACAAGTCTGGTGCGCGACAACTCAAAAAGTTGGGATGAGCTGTATCGACAGGTTGAGGCCAAAGGAAAACGAAACGTTGAGCTGGTAGAGGCACTGGAATCAGAGAAACGTATTTGCGCAACGTGGAGAAAAACAGCTGAGGCTAACAGCGAAAAGCTGGAGAAGGCGCAGCAGCAAATGACTGAAAGCGAAAATCGCGTTCGCAAGCAGAATCGCCACATCTGTGAGCTGTTCGACGATAACACAGCACTGCGCCAGCGCATCGCCGGGCTGGAGGCCCGCACCGTGAAGCTGCCAGACTTACGGCAGATTGTATCTGGGGACAGATATGTCTGGTCTGATGGCGTTTATAACTACAGCCAAGACGTAAAGGTAGCGCTGGCCGCCGCTGGCATCAAGGTGGAGATTGAGTGATGTGGGTGCTCATTATCTGGATGTTCGGCGGTTACGAAAACCCGACCATTACCACTCAAGAGTTTCAAACAGAATCCGCCTGTCGAGCTGCATTTGCCGAAGTGAAAAAGATAAACAATGCCGACGTTTCTCTACGTGGCGTATGCACGCCTAAGGGTGACCAATGACCAAATCAACCATAACCAGAGAGCGCGCACAGCAAATTTTCCTGGGCAACGGACCAGAGCCGAGCGCATCAGAAGAACGAGAGCTGGCCCGCATGGCGCTGGCCGCAATGGACAGCGAGCCGGATTGTAATGAGCGAAAGCTTTTCTGTTCAACCGATACAGCGAGGATGAGGAAGGTAGTTTCTGCCTCAGACGGGTCCGGGACAACACCGCTCTATCACCGCGCCGCCATGCTCCAGGCTGGAACCCTCACCAATGAGGATACCAAACAAGCATGGACTGGCATCCCTGATATCGATAACGCCATCAACATGCTCGACCGCATCGATACACTGGAAAGTTGCGATGATGACCGTATTGAGGCTGTTAAGACCGTTTTGCGCGGACTGGCTGGCAACTCTCCGGTAATTCCGGATAGTTCAGCGGACATGCTTCGGCGTTGGTTGACCTTTGGTCGCGGTATGCAAAATGCAGGAAGCCAGCTTCCTCACAACCTGATTGCGGAAACTGAGTCCATGCTTGCAGCCGCCCCGCAGTCACCCGGCAGTGAACCCGCTACCGTGCCGGGTAAATGGATTCCGGTAAGCGAGAGGATGCCGATAGAGTTTGAGGCAGTTATCGCTTTCGATGGAGATCAGGTTTATGGCGAGGCCATGTATAGCTCTGATGATGGATTTACCATTGATGGCTATGAGCCATGCGACAGATTGAACTTGCAAAACGTAACCTACTGGATGCCGCTGCCGGCCGCTCCGCAGGAGGTGAAAGGTGAGTGACGTCAAAAGCAAAATCATGCAGGTGTTGATCGAGGGAGCAGCTGAGCAGGAGAAATGGGCACATGGCCATTATTCATATCGCATGGCCACCTGGAATATCCGCTGCGCGATGGAGCGCAAATTCCCCGGGGTAGAGTGGAAGAGCGCAGACCTCAGAAAAGAGCTTATCGAACTGGAGAAAGAGGGACTGGTATCCAAATGTCCCCACGAGAGCCGCATTGGTCAGGCCGTCTGGCGTCTGGAGGTGAAGTGATGTCTACCATGACTTTCGTTGTTGAGTTTGAAGATGGCAAAGAGCCGCCGGTACACGCGAACATGGAGGTGTTTGGCGGGAAGGTTATCGCAGTGGCTTTCCGTGACGCACTGGAAGAGCCGGAAGAGGATGAAGACTGATGCCTAAATCCCCCGCAGAACGTAAAGCCGCGCACCCATCCAGTTGATGCTATATAATCCCCTCCACACCTGAGGGGTTTGTGTCGAAGTGGAGCCTCTCCCTCCGGCTTTACATGTAAAATGCGCATTAATGAACTTTGGACGCAAGGAAAACAACAATTGGTATCGTTTATGAAAAAAACATTGCTTCTGGTTTGTGCTGTCCTTGTATCCAACGTGGCGCTTGCTATTGAAAAAAAAGAAGAAATAGTACCTATTCGTATAAGCTGTCCTGCGCCAGTGATGCCAGTCAAGGCTCAGGCATTGAGAATTGAAGGGAGTGTCGATTATGCGGCGTGGGTTAATGATAAAGGCGATGTGTACTCAGTAGACATAACGGGCGATGAGGTTTTCTTCAGGGAAACTGAGGTTGCTATTAAAAAGTGTAAGTTTGTGCCAGGCCATCCAGGGATATATCGGGATACAATAAAATTTAGTCTGGTAAAACCTTAAAAAGGGCGTTTGTCGTCAAATATCTACCATGTGGGTAACTCCGCGGTATGCTGAGGCGCTGGTGAGCAGAGATGTGTCAGGCACGTGAGGCTGCTTAACGGTAACCTTCGCAGAACGCAAAGCCGCGCAGCGCGCGCGGCAGTCCGCCGCCGGCAGGCGCAAGGCTGATAAGGTTTTCAAACATTGTGCAGATACAGAGGAAATATCTTATTACAATTCATCGTCATAAGTGTAGACTGATAATACAAGCTATTCTGAATCGTTAAGCTGAGAAGGTCTTAATTATGAATGAGGATTATATGATGTTTGGTGCCGGACTCACTGGAGAGGTTCGGCGTTATGAGGCTGGATTAACAGAGATAAGTTCAATATCCAAACCAGAGCCACATGCAGCAGCTTCGAGCATTCTTTCCAATAGAAGCGCAATAACTAAGTTCGAAGTTGGCAGAGTCAGTATTGATGGAAAGATATACAACTTTTGTTTCGTAGATGAAAAGCCATCAAATGAAGCTCTTAACAAAGCTATTTTGAAATATAATCCTCGCCCAGTTAACTAGCACACCCAGCGAACAGCTAGGCGAGCAGAACGCCAAGAAATAGCCACTTTCTCGTATATGCTCATTTTGCTTTTATCCCCGTGACGGGCGATAATTACCTGGTCAGTCTGGACAACTGACAACTTTACCCCGGCGCCAAGTGGGGACACATGGCGCACAAAACCTTACAGCAATTACTGTCACCGATGGCGAAAGCCACCGGCGATTTTCTGCATTCAGCGTTTAGCCTCTGCGGAGGTGAAGCGTGAACATCCCTCAATGCGGCATCAAACTGCACAGCGGCAACTTCAGCGCTATAGGCAAGATTCTTCAGGAGCAGCTCTCTGACGGGAAATGCCTGCGCCTGCAGGTCAAAGAGTGGCGCGAAAAACGCAGCCTGAGCCAGAACGCACTTAGTCACATGTGGTACGCGGAAATCAGCGAATACCTGATTAACTCCGGACGTGCCGATGCAACTCCTGAATGGGTTAAGCGGAACCTAAAAAAGACCTACCTCGGCTGCGAAGAGGTGACCTACACCGACTTCATCACTGGTGAGAAAACCACAACCTGGGAACCCCGGCATACCTCCGATCTTGATACCGGCGAAATGCACATCTTTCTGACCAAAGTTGAGGCCTGGTGCGCTCAGTTTGGTCTGGCCCTCACCATTCCACACGGTTGCGAATATCAGCAACTGCAGCAAAAGCAGGAGGCCTGATGACCAGCCTTCTAGCCAAAGTAATGGATCGCGGTATTTTCCGCGTGCCGGCGCGCCGCAAGCGCAAGGTCGAAATTAAGCCCTCAGATATCCCGACCCTGAAAGACTACACCGCCAGCCTGGTCGATAAGAAGTGGCTACGCCTGAGAGCGCGGAGGCCACATGCGTAAACCAGCACGCCGTAAATGCGCCCACTGCCGCGAATGGTTCCATCCTGCCCGGGAAGGGCAGGTGGTATGCAGTTTTGAATGCGCTAGCGCGATCGGCAAAAAACAGACAGCAAAAGCCCGGGAGGCGGCGAAGGCCAGGGCGGTGAAGCGCCAGCGCCAATCCGAGAAGGAGGGGCGCCAGCGTCGCCGCGCTAAGCGTGAGTCATTCAAGACAAAGGCCCAGTGGGATAAAGAGGCTCAGTCTGCCTTTAACCGGTACATTCGCATTCGTGATGAAGGTAAGCCCTGCGTCAGCTGCGGAAGCCCGCTTATCGGTAAGAGCAACTACCTGACCGGCAGCGCAATTGACGCCAGTCATTACCGTTCCCGTGGTGCGGCGTCGCACCTGAAATTCAACGTGTTCAACGTCCACTCCGCCTGCACCCGCTGCAACCGGCAGTTAAGCGGAAATGCCGTTGAATACCGCATTCACCTGATTGAGCGCATTGGCCTGGATCGCGTAGAGCGCCTTGAGGCTGATAACGAGCCGCGGCGGTTCGATATTCCCTACCTGCAGCGAATCAAATCCATATTCACCCGCAGAGCCCGCGCGCTGGAAAAGCGCCGCGCCCGCCATCAGGAGGCCGCATGAGCCGTGACGTTATCGAACGCATCCGCGACCGCTGGCAAAAGCTCCGCCTCTGCCGGCACCGCGGCACCGTACTGGTTGACTACCGCATACTGAGAAATTTCGTTCGCATCTATCAGACCCTGGGAGAGACAGCATGAACCTCGAATCTATCGCCAAATACTTCGCGCCTAAATCACCAATGCTGAGTGACTCGCCACGGGCTACTGCATCAGATGGTCTAACCGGCACTGACATCATGGCCGCTCTTGGGCTGGTAAATGCCAAGTGCGGATTCGGCTTCGACCTCTATCTGGCAAAGATCGGGGTAAGCACACCTGACCGAGCAATGGAGCTACTTTATGAATCAGCAGAGCGATTATCAATCCGCTTTAACATCGTTTCAGAACTCAGCCAGGACGTTCGCAAAAGAGTTCTCGAAGTTCTGTGTGCTTTTGCATACCAGGATTACACGCGAAGTGCTGCCAGCGTTAGAAAATGCACTTGCTGCGATGGGACTGGCTTCACAGAGGCCCAGGTGTTCACCAATAAATGCTCATATCCGTGGGGCAAGCCACCTTATTGGGCAAAGATGTCCCGAGCGGTTCGCCCAAGCCACTGGGAGAGCTGGAGCCAAGTGCGCGAAGTGGTCAAAGTTAAATGCTCAGCCTGTAACGGAAAGGGTGTTATCAGCAATTCGTGTCGCTGCAATGGGAAAGGAAAGGTACTGGATAAAGAGACCAGCGAGCGCCTTGGGCTACCGGTAATGAAGGTGTGCGATCGCTGCAGCGGAAGAGGCTATGCGCGCATGAAGTTTTCGACGGTAATGGAAGGGGTAAGGGCCGTGGCTGACATTAAGAAAACGGCAGCTTATGAGCAACTGAAACCTTTCTTCGAGGAGCTGGTATCCGAATGTCACAAACAGGAATCCTACGCTGATGTCATTCTCTCCCGGGTGACGAAATAGTGAGTATTTTCTACAAAATTAGATTTTTGTGGAAATTGGCTATTGCAATTCCCGGAAAAACTGGTTAGATTCATCCCTAACGCTGGGAATCCGTTCAGTCGTTCCGAAGCAAAAAATTTAAGCCCGAGGTTAACGCCTTGGGCTTTTTTATGCCTGCGATCCGGTCAGGGCTCTTGGGTAGAGACGTGCTGCACGACACGTCAAAGCCCTTCCGCGCAGAGCTCTGAACCAGATTGAAGTTACTCAGCAATAAAAAAGCTGCATGGCATCATTTTCTTACATTCTATTGACCAGAAAATTGACATGTTGTTAATCTATTCGTGTGGTGAATCCCCCTGTGCGGAGGGGCATTGCCAGTCTGATATGTTTTTTTTGCGCATTGCGAGTCGTCTGTGGACTGGCGGCGACTTACCGGGAGGCACCCGGCACCACACCTAATAAAAAATGATGATAGCTGTAAGGCCCACTTCGGTGGGCTTTTTATTTGGGCAAAAAAAAGCCCGCGTGGTTTCATGCAGGCAAGGCAGTTACATTTAGATTTTGTCCCGGTATATGTTTTTTTGTCCGGAAGTTGAAAGATACTGTCTCGAATACATTTTGTAAATAACGGATTCAAATCACAAGGCCATGCATTTGCATGGCTTTTTTATTATCAGGTCCCGCGGGAATCATCATCGACACGCTTCGTTGTTAAATCCAGCCTGACGGGCCTGACCCCTTTTAAACACACACAGCACCCGCTACCAACGCGAGGTGAGAGCATGCAACGCATGGATAAAATCAGAGAGTGGCTCAGTTATTGGGTTGGAGGCTTAACGACCATGGGTGGCGTTCTTTCCCTGAACGACTGGGCAATTATCATAGGTATCGTCTGCACTATCGGTACTTTCGGTGTGAACTGGTACTACAAGCGCAAAGAGCGCGAGGACAGGCTAAATGGTAATGTCACCAAAGCTCAGGAATAGCGTTCTTGCTGCCGTTGGTGGTGGTGCTATTGCCATTGCGTCGGCTCTCATCACCGGGCCAACCGGTAATGATGGTCTGGAGGGGGTTCGGTATAAGCCGTATCAGGATGTTGTAGGCGTCTGGACTGTCTGTTATGGCCACACTGGCAAAGACATCATGCTCGGCAAGCAGTACACCGAGGCTGAATGCCGCGCGCTGCTCAGTAAAGACCTGAACGCCGTCGCACGCCAGATCAACCCGTACATCCAGAAGCCGATCCCCGAGACAATGCGCGGGGCTCTGTACTCGTTCGCCTATAACGTCGGCGCTGGCAACTTCCAGACCTCCACACTGCTGCGCAAAATCAACCAGGGCGACCAGAAAGGTGCATGTGATCAGCTGCGCCGCTGGACCTATGCCAAGGGCAAACAGTGGAAAGGCCTGGTAACTCGCCGCGAGATTGAGCGCGAAGTTTGTCTCTGGAGTCAAAAATGAGCCGATTAACCGCCATTATCAGCGCCATTGTGATCTGCCTTGTTGTTTGCCTTGGGTGGCTGGCAATGCATTACCACAACGCTGCGGCTGATCAGAAAACCCGAGCCGATAATGCAGAGCAACAGGCAAACGCAGCTCAGGCCATAACATCCAACGTTCTGACCACCATGACCATCTTCAACACCATCTCCGAGGCCAATCAGCATGCAAAAGAGCAGATCGCACTGGACGCATCGGGAGCCTCGGCTGATATCCGGGTTGCTGTTGCGAATGATGATTGCACTAGTCGCCCTGTGCCTGCTGGCGCAGTTAAGCGGCTGCAACAATTCGCGAACGGTCTACGTCAAAGTGCCGGTGGTCCCGTTACCAGCCAGCCTGACGGCTGACACCCCGCAACCTGAAATCCCTGACAACCTGACGTGGGGCCAGAGCCTCGATTTAAACGTCAGCCTGTTATCGGCGCTGGGGCAGTGCAACCGGGACAAGGCTGACATCAGGCAGGCAGAAGCAAAACGTCAGTAGGGCATTACAGAGCCACTTCAAGAGGTGGCTCGATAATGTCAAGGCGAGGACAAAATTATGGCAACACCGGACTGGGAGGCCATCGAATCGGCATACCGGGCCGGAGTCCTTAGTCTCCGTGATATAGGCGATAAATACGGCGTTACTGAAGGGGCTATCAGGAAGAGGGCTAAAAAATTTGACTGGGTACGCAAGGCCAGTACGCAGGTACGCAAAAATGGTACGCAAAGTGGTACGCAAAAGAGTAAGGCGCGTACCAGCGAAAAGCCTGCCAGCGCTGGCCGTACGCAAAAAAGTACGCAACCAAAAGCCGAACCTCCACCAGATACGAAACCGATACGCGGGGTGCGTACCGATCCACCGACTAACCCATTTCAACCAGGCAACCAGCAGGCGTTAAAGCATGGTGGTTACGCCCGCCGCCTTCTGCTTAAAGATGAGGTCATTGAAGACGCGAAAGCGTTGACACTCGAAGACGAATTATTTCGCCTTCGGGCTAACAACCTTGTCGCCGCAGAGAATATTGGCCGGTGGTTGACCAAGCTGGAAGATGCTGAAGGGGACCAGGAAAGAAAGGTGCTGATGGAAAATATCAGCGCCGCCGAGAAGGCGATGATGCGCAATACCGTTCGTATTGAGTCCATCGTCGGCACGCTTGCGACGGTAGGCAAAATATTTGCTGATACGGACTATCGCAAGGCTGCTACTGACAAGGTGTCGCTGGAGGCCGATCGTCTTCGCCGTGATGCAGGTATTGATGATGGCAACGGAGAGCGTGACCTCAATGACTTCTACTCTGACATCCAAACCGACGCTGAATCCGGTCCTGCGTAGCTTCTGGACGACGCAGGC